CAAAAACAACAGACTTCTTCTCAGATTTCAGAAACACTGACAATACAACTGCAGAAGAATTCTTGGAAATAATATGTAGAAACTACTGGTATGACGATAATGTAGTAAAACGTGTATATTATACTTCTCGCAATATACCTTCTGTTTAGGATGTTGTAAATAACGGAAAGGATTTCTATGGACAAGCAAACTTCAATACAAACGTTATTGGTAATAGGTTTATCCACGGAATAATAGTAACCAGCAACTTCAAAGATAAATATGTAAAAGTAGAAGAAGGTGGACAGTTCTATTTATATAAGAGAGTAGGATTTATACGGTATAGAAGTGCCGCTCAAGATAATACTACTCCGCTGAGTGTATATAAACTTATTCCTAAACTTGGCGTGCATAGGGGATCTAATCATTATTATGAATTCTTCTCTGGGTCCGAATATGGTTCTGTGTTCGAAGAAAATAGATTAGATTCTGCATTTGCTTCTCAAGATAGGAAGGGTATTGATGCAACACAATTCGCCGTTTGGCTTAACTAGCAAAAATATGTAACAGACCAAGGTGAAGTATGCGAACTATACTTTGAACCAGATCAAGTAGTCAGCACACCTATAACTTGGACATAGACAGCATCAAATCTTGGAGGAAACTTACAACAGCTTATGCGTTCTGATGATGGCGTAGTTCGATTTGTAGGTTCAATGAAAGGTGGAAATAAAGAAGGTTATATACAACGTGAAACAGACATACAAATCGAAATAGATCCGTCTAAGTCGTTTGACCAGTTATATGCAGATCTTAAGTCTAAGGTGGGAGACGAGTTTAAAGAACGTGGTATTAATATCGGCGTTAGTGGAAATTTAACGGCCAAAATATCAAATAATGATTTTGAAGAATATAAGAATCTACAAATACAATCAGAGAAAGAGAGGCTTATCGCAGAGAATGGAGAAAGTATGAACGAGAATATATTACAACAGAAACTCGACACATTTGTTTCTACCCGATCTGCGGAAATGTATGCTCAGTTGCAGTATATCAAAACAGCAGATCTGCTTCAAGACTTATTCTCTAGACTCATCTTAGAAGGATATAGAATAAAACAATTTTATACTATTCATGACGGAAAATTCTCATTAGCACTTGCTTCTGCTGTAAAAGCGCTAAAACCTTATATGTTTGACAACTTTGTTAGAAGCGCTGATGGAAATACTATCGTAAATGGAACTGTAGATGGATTACATGTTGTTTATGAGAGAGACCAGTTCAAAGATATATCTGACTACAGTAATCTGAAGAATATGTATTCTGGAGAATCCTTATCTAAAACAATTAGTCCTGAACAACAACAAGTACTTGCTAATATATCAGCACAACTTACAGAACTTTATACTCAATTTACAAATTTATCTGAGTAGGCAGAATAGGCTAAAGCCAAGGAAGCTGCTGCAATATAGAAAGCTGCTGAAGAAGCCACCAAAAATAGCAATTAGAACAGTGGAATTAATTCCCTTCTCGGTTCTAATTCGCAAAAGGACGATTTGGAGAGTATAAAAGCTATGTTGGATGATGAAGATGATATACTCGGAGAGTGTTAAATAAATATAAATAATTATGGCTTGTCCAAATATACATTTAAAGTCTGTAACAGACGATTTTAATTCTATTGTATAGGCTCTTGGAGGAACGCCATTGACAGACGATGAATTCAGGTCCGCAGAGTTGCGTATGTAGCGAAGCGGACTTGATAAGTCTGCTGCAGCTATGGCTTACAAGATATTTGATTTGAATAACGGTTATCCAATCGATTGTGCTCCAAATGGCAAAAAGTCTATACTATTTCAACAGCTGGATGAACGTTTTGGTAGAGAAGAGGCTATTCGTTTAAAAACATCTGCTTATACGAACACAGGCCTGTTGATATCTAAAGAAATACGAGATGGTAGAAAAATCGGCGATGATTCGGATTATGATAGTAACCCTTAGGCTAATTTAGATATAAACGGTGAACCTCTTTTAGACAATGTTTTACGACAACAAAAAGAGTCTTCTAGATTCGGCAAATTTTCTACAACAAACACTCTTGGAAGCAGTGCTACTGAATTAAATCAAGGCGCCGCTGTAAGTAGTGTTAAGATAATGTCCGATCTTGTGTCAAAGCGGTTGTTCTCTCCAAGAAATATGCGTTTGGCAGATATACTCTCTAGGCATGATATACCCGTTAGATTCGATAATCTTCCTGGAAGAGAAGTTGCTAGAGCAATTGAACTTAAAGATGGTGGTACTGTTATTGTAATAGACCAAGCAAACGCAGCGGCTGTATCAAATCAATTCTTAGCAGATACCATATTACACGAAATAATACACGCTTGTACAGTAAAGGCTATAAATACTCCAATTACTGATATAGAAAAATAGTTTGCTAGAAGCAACAGAGAAGTTTTTAAATTGCTAGATAAGGCGTTTCCAAAAGATCAATATAGTCGTAATGATATTGATGGTGGATATTATATTTTGAAGAACGAAAAAGAATTCGCTGCTGTGTATCTTACCGATAGAAATGCTAGACTTATGATGCTCCAAAAGGCTATGGAGCTTGACAATAATCGTTCAAAGCTTGTTAAAGCTATACGTAAATTCATAAATGCATTTACTAAATTTCTTGTAAACAAAGAAGTTTTTAAAACAAACACAAAGAAGTTACAAGAATATGAAAAGATTGTAGACGATTATCTTGTTTCAATGCCAACTATTGATCGTGGTAATATAAAGCTAGATAAAGCGTTACAGGTTATATATAACAGTATAGATGAGGATACTCTAGCAAATGAGTAGTTAATTCTACAAGAACGCCTTATAGACGCTCAAATTGATGTATTAGAGTATAATCCAATGCTCAATGTGAATGTAAATGTTGCTTCATCCAGTTCTACTTCGCAAGGTAGAATGAAACAGAAATTTTCAGATATTGCTGATGCACTTACTAGTAGGTTATTATCTGTAAAAGTATCTGATCTACCACAAGAATATAAAGTAAGATAGTAGGAGATTATCGAAGCTTAGGTTTAGTAGTTTAGATCGGATCAAATGTCTTCGTTTGCAGTTATATCTAGTTTATTATCTTAGATTAAACCATAGATCAAAGATGATTTAAATGCAATTAAATCTGTTTATAGAGACCATACTAAAATTTCGCCGACTGTATACATGTATCAGAGACACGATAATTTTGGAACATATTAGAAAATATTATAGGATATATAGGAGCTTTTAATAGAACCTGGTATTATATCACTTTTAATAAATGATCTAAATAATAATGGTCAACAAATCCAAGCGACAGAATTAATAAACAGATTAAAAACAAATATAGCTGACTGTATTAGTATTACTCATGAAGGTGAAACTTATATGAAAAGTATAAAAGGAATGATTGTTCGAGATTTATTATAGAAAATAGGGCAAGAAACTCATTCGCCAACTATGGGTAAATATTTAGGTGAGCTTGAGAAAATAGGTTACGATACATCTGCATGGTTTTTATATGCTGGTAGTGCAGATAAAGCTAAGGATGATGGTTTACGTGCGCTTGCATATATGATTAACAAAGCTATCAATAAAGCTGACAGAAAATCAAATTCTAAATCGATTCAATTACTCGTTTTATTGGATAAATTAAAATCTGGAGAATCTGTACAAGATTTATACGAGCTTGATGATAAAGGTTTGACTACTGGATATATGGTACGCCTCCGTAACTACGGTCTGTTTTATAAAGATTATAACGAATTCTTAGCAAATTTAAATCTTGGTAAAGCAGGCTATCGTGATAAAAATGGAGTTACTAAATATATAAAAAATACATTAGACCCAAAGAATAGAATCGCTCCAGACGATGAAGAAGATCGTATTATATGGAATCTTGCAAAAATTCAATGGCTGTCTAAACGTACAGATAGAAAGTATCTTCCAAAATATTATGAAGCCTATTCTAAACTTTCGTACGTAACTGCGGAAAAAAGGGAGGCGATTTAGAGTAAAATTCGCATTCTAAGAGCTAGTGTTACTGACGAAAACGGTAACTTTCATATGGAAGATATGACTCCAGATGACTATCGCAAATATAAACAGTATATACAAGAGCGTAGGATTTTGACTAGCGATTACGATATCAACGGTCATAAGAAAGACCGTGGGTCTATCGCTTGGAAGATTGCAAAAGAGTTACAACAACTTAACGAAGATTTGTATGGCGACAAGAACGCAGATTTTAAGTATGATGAAGCCAGATGGAATGCTGACAGAAATGCGTTTATTGCTAAAAAGATGTCAGAAGGAATGGCAGAGTATGATGCTAAGCAAATGTTCGACTCTAGAGCATCAAAGCGTAGACTTAAAAAGAACGCAGAAGGTAAATCTCTGTTATTCGAACAGATAAACAAAGAATTCAAAGAGCGTACTGGTATCGAAAGAGATGCTATAAAATACGATCAGAATGGGCAATATTAGAAAAATAAAGAAGAAATTCAAAATCTCCTCGCTCCTTATTTTGATGTAAATATTGGCGAATATTCTTCTGATATGATTCCTGCAGCAATACAAGAAAGAGTTAAAGAACTTGAATTAGAAAATCGTAATATAAAAAAGGCTGCTTCATCAAATCCACAGATTGCAAACTATAATAGAATATATCAAGAAATTTTCTAGAAGTACGCTGTATCTGCTCCAACATAGGCTTATATACGTATGAAATAGGAATATGATGCAGTAAAGTATGCAAATTTTGTGCAATAGGTAGAAGATGATGATTTTTTTATGGACGATTTTGAAGATCTCGGTGACCCATTTGTAGAAGCTACCGAATACGTAACTGCTTTTTGGGATGACGGTACTACTATAACATAGCGATATAGATGGTTTAATGCAATAAAACCTTTACCTGAATATGAAGATTTGTTTATTGAATTTTTACCAGGTGACCAGTATATAATAAATGAAAACAATCAGTCTTTATTAAATCCTAATTTTGATGAATCTGAAAATATGTCTATGGTTCCTAGATTGGATTACGATAACGGCAGATATGATAATTCAAAAGCTTATTATAAAATAAAAAATTCAGAAACTCTAAATGCATTATATGAAGCTATTTATAATACCATAAAAGAATCAAACGAACAATTTGAAAATAAATCTTGGCACGATGACTACCTTCTCCCGCAGATAACTGGTTCTTATTACAAACGTCTTAAAAATTAGGAATCTAAGGCACATGCGTCTTGGGAATATCTCAAAGATACATTTGGTATTTTAGAATAGTAGAACACTGAATTTGGTATGTCGTTGCAAAATGCATTGAATAATGTCGACGAACTTGGTGAAGTTATTATGTCTCAAGAATATTCAGGAGGTTCTAACGTGTCTGCAAGAAGACCAAACGGGCGCTAGTTAAATATGATACCTTAGTATTATGTGAAAAAACTAGAAGATCCATCGTAGATATCAGCAGATCTTATTGGTATTGTGTGCGAATATTATAGACAGGCGTACAGGTATTCTGAAAAACAGAAAATAAAAGATTCTTGTGAAGCTATAGTAGATATGATGGAAGATAGATCTTATCAAACAACAAATCGTTTTTCTGTCAAGAAAAAATCAAATAAATCTACTTCTACAAATGGTACAGATTCAAATACTGCAAAAGTAGCTAGGAAATTTCTAGATATGAATTTATATAATATACGTAATCAGCGTTATGAATATAATATATTCGGTTACGATATAAATTTAGGAAAAGCCGCTTCTTTATTTAGAGCGTTTACTGTAGCTTTAAACCTTGGTATGAATGTTGCTGTTGCTGCTACAGGTTTTTTTACTGCGTCGTACAGTCACATTGTAAATGCTATTGTAGGAACTAAATACGGCGTAAAAGAATCGCATCAAGCTGGTGTAGAAGTAATGTATCATTTATTATAGAATGGCATGGGCGCAAAATACATAGGTGATAAAACAACTAGAGACAAACTTATGCTATTGGCTGAAATGTACAATCTATCTGATCAAGGTGTTAGAAAATATGAGCACTCTAATAGAAATCGTGCTGTTAATGCACTGTTGGAAAATTGGTGTTTTGGAATGTTGACATCGTAGGATTTTATAATAAAAAGTCAAATAATGGTTTCAACACTAATGTCTTTTAGATATTATAATGGGCATTTTATTACAAGGGAAGATTTGTTAAATAATATGTATAATTCTACTACAGAAGAGTACACAAAAGCATTGGCAGAATGGGAAGATGCTGATTCTGTTTATTCTATTATGTATGTAAATGGTCATCATATAGAGATAGAAGATAAATATAAAAAAGCATATTCTGAAATTGAAAATGTGCTCCATAATAGAATACAAAAATATTCAGAATCTGCAGACGGAATGGCTACAGAGACTCAAAAAGCTGCTATTACAACCAATTTCCTCGGTGCAGCAGTATTGACACATAGACAATATCTTCCACTAATGTTGACAGAACGTTTTGGAGAAATGGTATGGGATATGGATACACAATAGTACACAGGAGGTATAAATAGAACTGGATTCCATTATCTATTCAACATACTTGGAATGTTTATAAAAGATTTAATTACTTCGTTTTCTATAGAAAAAAGCATCAACAGGTATAAAACAAATTATGATTCCTATTTCAACGATACGTCAACTATAGAAAATGCTGCCATATCAAATGCACGTAAACAGTAGCTGCGCCAGATAATCGCGGAGCAAATTGTATTTTGGGGCTTTATTACGCCAGTCGTTGGAATTTTGGCTGCGCTAGCTGACGATGACGACAATAAAGATAAGTTATCTTTATAGTTAGCTGCGTATATTGCTAGAAGAACTTAGTGGGAAACTTATACTCCATATAGATACAGCGATTTATTCAACAATATTAAGACTGTGTCTGCTCAAACCGGAACAATGGATAAAATAGGCGCTCTTGGAACATAGGTATTTAAATATATAACTCCTCAAGCAAGCCTATATGATACTTTTATTGGTTCTAGTCCTTAGAAAAATATCGACGACGATATTATAACTAGAGGTGTTTATAAAGATTGGACTAGATTCGATAAAGCATTTTTTCAAATGTTCCCTATTCATAATTTATATGAATAGTGGTATGGTTCTAAAGATAAAAGAAAATATTACGAAAATCAAATTATGAATAAATAAAAAATAAACCCTGACTACTCATCACGAGCGGCCAGGGTTTCTTTTTTATTTGCTACTACTTAATATTTCTGGAAATTTCTCTTTCCAAAACAATGCGCAATCTCTTAAATCATCTTTATTAAGTGCATCATACCCATTATTAATAATAGGCAATATAACAAAATCTAGATTTTTATTTACTAGAAACCTAATTCTAATTTTATTCTGAAAAGTTTTAATAAAATTAAAATTTGGTTCTTTTTTTATTATATTAAGTATATTGTTCAAAGACGTTTTATCTTTTAATAATACATCTATATATAAATAATTATATAATACACCTGTATCAATATAAGAAATAGCGCATCCGTTTTTAAATATATTATAATCCTTTATTATAAACGGAATTATATATTCTGAATTATTTTTAAAAATCACGATAATTTAGACAAAAACACATTAGCATCAACAGCATCATTATAATCTTCGATCTGCAAATCATCTTCTATATCATCTACATCAAGCAACTGCAAATCATTTGGATCATCTGCGATAGAACCATCTATATAAGCTTTCTTTATCAACTCATAAACAGTTTCTTTCGTAAACTTATCTATTGATTCTACTATATTTTTTGCATAAATTTCTGCGATATTAATATTTTCCATAATTTTTAATTTATAAATTTAAAGTTTCTGAGCCATCTCCATCATAGTACTCTCTACTATGATCCCATTTGCCTGTAGATTGATGCCATGCGATTTCATCTAGAGCATCGTATATAGTATCCATTCTAGATTGTATCATATGCGGTTCAACCTTGAATACACGAATTTCATAACTACCAGTAGTATCTATACCGATAATATAGTATTCATAAGTCCAGTCTAAAGGTTCTTCTTTACACTCTTCTTCTAAATACCAATCTACAGCCATACTATAATAAGCAAGCTGTCTACAATAGTCATACATGTTTATACTATCCTCAAAGTGCCACAGCTTTTGTGTAGTCTTTAAGTCGTATATGATAACTTTCTTATTCTTAAAATCAAGAGTAAGACCATCTAGCAGAGATTTGCATTGTACACCTCTACATTCCCAGTTAATATGAAATTCATGAAAACTCATAATATTTTCAACGAAAATTCCATTTTTGTCAACTTTTGTTGAAATACTATTTATTTGGTTCATAATTCCATCAATAGAATAAGCTTTATCTTCTCCTATTGGCCAAATTATATCATTTGCAAGCTTATGAGCTTCAATATTATTGCGAATTTTCTTCAGCATTTGGTATTCATAAGGACTAATCATCTGCTTCCTTTCAGGATCTTTCAGATAATCGATATAATCCTTCAGCGTAGAGGCTATTTTAAGCCCTTCTGACAGTATTTTGTCTTCAGACTTTCCTGCTGTACTATACGCTTCTTTATAAGCGCTTAGAATGGCTTTATTTGGCTCAATTTCAACGGTATTTGCTAACGCCTGACAGAACTTCTCCTGCTGTGCAGAAGTAGGTCTACTTTTGTCCCATACCACGTATGTCTTAAGGAACTCTTCAGGCTGTAATAAGTACATGTGGATAAGACTTCCACGTTCCAGTACAGGATTCTTCTCTTCTGGAGGAGGATCCGTTAGCATTTTATGTAAATAGGCTGGTCCCTTATTCAGAAACCAGCCTATATTACTATTCGATATCCTACTTAAATCCTCGTAATATGGTATTGAGATATCCATCATAATTAATCATTAAATAACTTATGTAAAAAATAACAACCTATGACAGATAAACATACTACTAAGATAAATGCAAAATCTTGTTCTGTCATTCTTCTTTTTGTGGTTTATGTTTCTCAACATATGCTCGGATAGTATCACCATTTTTTAATACATTCTTAGTAAAATACCTAAGAAATCCTTCTAATTCTAATAAAGCATCTTCAGGATTTTCATATGTATTATAACCTATAATGTTTTTAAATGGAGTATGAGTATCTATTACCCAGTACCACCCAATACCATTATAGGTCATATGTAGTGTTACTATCTTATTTGCTTCTTCTAAACTCATTTTTTCTTAAGTTCTTCAATCATCTCGTTGACTTGCTTTTGGTTTCTAACCAAATATAGCTTAGTCTTAGCGTGATGCTTGTGTAAATAATACTTAAAGAGTTTCCAGCGTAGAGGGAACGAATCCCCCATAAGGCCTTTACATTCTACTATAAAACCTCGTCCAACGAAGTCTGGTAGATATGTAATAGGTCTTATTTTTTCGCCTAAAAATTCGAACTTTGGTAGAAGAATAAAATGCTTTGGCTCATATTTAACAGGTATACCTGCTTTCATAAAAGCTTCATACGTATAGAGTTCGAGTTTGCTACGAAAATGTAGCCCATACGCATCGACCTTAGTCGCATTCTTAACCCTTCCTTTAGTCTTCATACTCTGTTGTGAGTATAGTAGTTTTCATGTATAATGGTAAATTTTTAATTTCTTCAGATAGCTTCTTTGTTACATAGTAATGCCATCCTAAAGCGCCTACAAACGTACCTATACATGCTCCTAAAAAGGCTCCTATAAATTCAATCATATCTTTCTACTGTTTTAGTTAACCATTCTTTGACAACAACGAATCCGTTAGCTTTAACAGCATCGGATACGTCCTTTGCCTTAAACTTCTTATGAACGAATATAGCATCTAAGCCATACTGTTTACTATATTGACGAGCATTCTGCATTCCTGCAGCATCTCTATCATATAGTATAATAATGTCCCTCCATTTACTTTTAAGATTGTTCAATATATCTTCTGGTATAAAAGTAGTTTCACTTGCAGAAGCTACTGCATGAAACCCCATTTCAGTAAGACACATTACATCTTTTAAAGACTTAGTAATTATAAGCAAGTCTCCACCTTCTGGCTGAAGCTGCTCCAATCCCTGTACATGTCTTACTGTTAGATTGGTTCTCCATTTAGTATATTTACTTGCAAGTGGTCGATAAATCTTAAACTTATCAAACACTTTATATGCATACATAGGATTATCATCTTTATATACACCTCGCACAATATTGTTGCACAAGAAATACTTTATACTAAATACATTGAACCTCTTTAAAGTATCAATAGAAATATGAAATTGCTTCCAATACTTCTTATCTACTTCAGTAAATGGTTGACGAACTATCCCAATATCTGTTAGCCCCAAACCCACCGTTTTTACGGACTCAGCTCTTGCTTTACCGCACATCGGGTTCATTTTTCGGACGATGCGTAACAGTTCTCGTTCAAGTTCTTCTCTTGTCTGAATACCTCTATAAAGCTTTACAAACTTTAGAGCATTTCCAGATTCTCCAGTCCCATGATCCTTAAATAACAGATCTCCAGTCTTGCTAGGAAATATAGCGAAACTGGGGATCTTATCGTCTGGGCGCAAGGGACTGTTTATTAGTTTTCTAGGCTTAAATGAGCCTAGATAATAGCTATAGATGTCATAGTCGCTCACTTTCTCCAACAAGTCTTTAAGACTCATTGTAATAGCTGTTTTTGTACTATACATAAGCTTAAGCTTTGTGTAACCAGGTGAGAAATCGAATCCCACAATCCATCAACTATCTTGTAGTTGATCGTCATAACCACTAGACTACTGGTTTCCATATAAAAACTAGCACAGTGAACGGTACCCCGGATGTACCTGTATGCTAGAAAAAATATAAGTTCCACGTGTCTCATAGATCAACAGTCGCTACACCTATATTTTTAATTGTTAGGGGCTGAAGGATTAATCCTCCAGTCCTCCACCACTGACCTTTCTCGTGCAGGGGCCTTCTGCATTTATGAGGTTACCTATTTTAATTGTTGTCCGAACGGTCGTCAGCACCGTTTTCTGTTTTATTTACAATAGCCAATAGACTTAGGGTATCGTCGTACTATTATAAATATGGTCGTTAGTACCATGTAAGGGCTCAATGCTATTACAAACAATTTGCATGCAACAGCCTGTATCCAGTGATAAGTATGCTGTTATTATTAATAAAAACATTAAGTTCTCCACCACTTACTTTTTTCTTACATATATTGTACATATACACTGTGAAGCAAGAAACACATCTATTCCGGAAATAGAGTCTACGTGAGGGCTATTTCTAGTCTCCACCACTGACCATTATAAAATATAGTCTAAATAATTGTCCCATATCTTATCTTCCAATGATCGAGTATCATCTCGATCAAAAGGGCAGGTCGTCAGCACCTGTTGAAGTAGACTCAGTTACCGGAGCACTGTTACCAGCGAGCGGATCGTTAGGCTTCTCTATATCAGCCTTTACGGGACGCTCCAGAAGATCGTTCTTCCAAAGCTTAATCTGAGACTCTTCTATGCTCATAGGTTCAATAAAAATACCGTTCTTAGACACCTGGGTATATCCATTCTTATCATAAGTTACCTTAAGACGAACAAGATAATCATTCCCTTCATTAAGACAGGTTTTAGCCCAAGTAATCATTTCGACGAATGAGGAACCCTCAAAGTCATTGTGACTACCTTTAACTGCATCTATAACCTGTAAGATGCGACCAAACTGCTGATCGTCGCGACGCTGCAAATCCTCGTCGGTCTTAATCCACATATTCTTCTCGTTCTTCCATTCAGTCATAGTTGCTGTCTGGCCTTGCTCATTCTGGAAGATAATTTCCAAGAAATCACGGCCATTAGATGTCTTATTTACGTTAACCTCTTTCAAGGTTATATTCTCATTGATGCCTACTGGCATATAGGAGCTGTTAAACTCCTGATTGTTTGTTGTTGCGGTTTTTGTACTATACATAGTTCTCTGTGTTTATGGTTATAACTATTATTTAAAAATCTGATCCCAATGAGTAAGAAGTTTATTATTCTCCTCATCCCATTCACCTATAATAAAATCTTTATCTCGTAAATGTTCTATTCGTGTACCTTTCATGTAATTATCTCCACCTACAAAAGATAGATGGGTTTCCTTACCTTTTCGGTAACAGTATCCTATACAATCGTAAAATCTTTCTACTTCCTTTCGCGTCTGTTTAGGCAACGATAAAGAAGTTCGTTGAATTGCATCAGATTTGCCATCGACATCTTCATATGTGTGACATGTTATAATAAACGTATCACACAAATTTTCAAACATCGTTAGAATCCGATTTATACAATCATATAAGACTCTATAACCTGCACCAAATCCAATATCTCGTACATCGGTGCCTGTCCACTTAGGATCGATTTTAGATTTATACAACTTTGCTGCCCAAGGTAAACAAATATCCTCAAGCTTTGTAGCTGTATCAATAGTTATAAATTTATAGAAATTATGACCGCACTCCTCATTCTTTTCACGAATAGCCTGTGCGATATTTCCTAAATCCTCTACGGTGCGCGCTTGCACAGCCATAGCATCCATATACTCTGTTCCGCCCTCTGTGTCGATAATTAGATTGTTCTCTAATTGAGCAAGCGCAGATGATTTACCTATCTTTGCTTGTCCATATATTACAACACGCTTAGGGTTAAACTTAGTAGCAGGAACTGGGTTTGTTGGTAGTACTAAGCTCATAATCGTATTACTAAATTATTTCTTAATCGTAATCTTCAGACCGTCTACGTAAATCTCGCAAATAGTCTTCTTCATACTCTCACTCAGATTAGAGAAGAACATGGGCTTACCAAACTCGTAGAAATAGTACGTGTCGAAACCAATGGTGATATAATCATCAGTGATATAGAACGGAGTACCATCAGCGAGATAGTAAATCTTATCCTTAATGAAAGGACAATCGTTACCCAACTTGTAGTTAGCAAAATAGCTACATACCTTCTTATCCAGACTATCACCATACAGATCGAAATCCTTCAGGATGATAGTAGACGTATTGTTCTTCTTAGTAGTCTTGAGCCACTCGTTCTTGTTGATTATATCACTAAATATAAGATCATCAAGCATCTTAGAATAGTCTGTAGACTTACTTTTGGGAGTGAAAAACGTAGTGGTATTATTATTATTCTTAAGAGAAAAAGTATACTTTGTCATAATTCAGCCTTTCTTTTAAATGTTAATACTAGCCCGAGGATCAACATTCAAGGAGATTATTGTACATTAGGTCGTTCTCGAATTCAAGGATACAAGGCTTACCAGCATCCCTGTTCTTTAGGATGTGAATATACACCTTATTTTGAGTAGGTAAATGATTTGGACCATATTCGGAAATGTTCAATATCTCAGGTCTGTGAATGACCAGGACGTAGTCTGACGCCTGGAAAATCGCATCGGACGATGATATATCGCTACGCATAGGATAATGCGA